ATCTAAGAGCTGATAAGCTGCAGGTAGATGACACAATGAGTTGTCAGCCATTCAAAGAGAGATTTGAGAATGAGTTAGCTGGTTGGGAAGCAGAAGTAGATATTGTTATGATTAATGATATAAGTATCTGCTAATGAAACAGGATTTGGTTAGAAGAGCATTAGAAAGATTAGGCTCTGAAGCTGTAGAAAGGCTTAGAGCTAATTTATCTAAAGATAGAACAAGAGCTTCTAACAAACTGCATGACACTATGTATTATAACATAGTAGGCACAAACATAGAAATATTTATGTCCTCCTATGCAATGACTGTGGACGAGGGAAGGAAGGCTGGAGCAAGAGTTCCTAAAGGCTTTGCCAAAGACATAGAAAGGTGGATGAGTTTTAAAGGAATTAGTCCAGAAGGAGGAAAAACAAGAATGCAATCAGCAAGAGCTATTGCTCAAAGTATCTATGAACAAGGTACTATAAAGAGATTTGGTTATTCTGGAAGTAACTTTATAGACAGAGCAGTAAATAATGTATTAAACGAATTTGATGACGACTTACTATCAGCTTGGGTAAGTGGTTTAGACGAAGAATTAAATAAAATAAAAACAAATGGCTAAAATAAACGCAAGAAGCCCATACTTTATCAATGTATCAGCTACAGGGCTGACAAGTGCTAAATTAGAGTTGATTATTTATCATGGACACGCAAACACTTCATTCGGTACTCCTACCTACATACTAAGTGCTACGGCAGTAGATGAAAAAGTAAACTTTGAGATAAGCAGCTTAATAAAAGACTATATAAATAGTAAATTTAATGGAGATTATCCAGCTATCTCTACTTCAGAGCAAGAAGCAACAACAATATTTGTAGATTACAGGGTTACAGAGGCAACTTCTGGTGGTTCTACAGTAGGAACACCTGTATATGCAGAAAGAGCTTATGATGGATATGGTTACTTTGAAGATGGAGCGAATCCTCAGCTAACACAAGGATATTTACAATCGAACACAACAATATTAAAACCAGATGATGCTCCTTTAAGAATACCTATAGACCCTACAAACACAACAAGTGTAGCTTTCTTTAGTAAAGGAGAGCAGATATATACTTTTAGTCCTTCAGGAACTTATAGAGCGCAAGACCAAATACTTTACATAAGCAACGAAGCTGCAGGTGTAGATAGTTATGAGGATAGAGTGCTTTTAGACGGAGGTACTTATGAAGGCTCTAGTTGTCTTGATAAATTCTTGAGTCAAATAGGTATTTATCCTGCAGATACAGTTTATGTAGACGGAACAGAAGGAGTAACTGTTATAGATGTGCAAAACATAGAAGAATGCAAGTTTACACCTTACAAATTGACATTTATAAACAAATTTGGTGCATATCAAGACCTATGGATGTTTAAACGTAGTGATTTATCTATTTCTAAGACAGAGGAAGAGTTTAGGTCTACTATTATAAGCAATGGCTCTTATAATACTTACGAGCATCAGTATAAGACCTTTAATGTAAACGCAAAAGAGTCTTTAACACTAAATACAGGCTTCTATCCTGAAGAGTATAACGAAGTGTTTAAGCAAATGATGTTAAGCGAAAGAATATGGATAGAATATGACAACAAAACACTACCTGTTAAGGCTACATCTAATGATTTCTCATTTAGAACAAGATTAAATGACAAATTAATCAACTATACAATACAAGTAGAGTTTGCATACGATAAAATCAATACTGTAAGATAATGCGTAGAGAAGTAGAGCTATATATAAATACAGCAGGTTATGGAGAAGCTATAACTTATCAAAGACTAGACTTGTTTGAAGAACAATCTATCAACATAACCAACTCCTTGCAGGACATAAAAGACATTGCAAAGGTATTTACTGATTATACTCAGCAGTTTAACATTCCAGCCAGCAAACCAAACAACAAAGTATTTAAACATTACTACAACTTTGATATAGATGGTGGATATGATGCTAGAATAAAGAGAGAAGCTCTAATTAAGATAAACGGTCAAGACTATAGAGAAGGTTTTATGAGCTTGAATAGTGTAAGTATGAAAAATCAGTTACCTCATGCTTATAAAGTAGTTTTTTATGGTAAAACAGTAAACCTAAAGAGATTGTTTGGTGATGACGAGCTAGACGACTTAGCTAATTATCCAAATGCTTATCTAGCGCAGTTCAATCAGGTTTATAGTGCAGCAAATGCACAAACAGGATTCACTAATGGATATAATTTATCAAGTGGTAGTTTGGTAAGTAACACAGGAACTACTGCAGGTGATTTATGCTATCCTTTTATTAGTGGTAAATCTCATTATTACTATGATTCAAACCATGATAATGGACCTGAGTTGAATGAAGATGTTGTTTCGAGGAACGTAAGACATCATACAACAGGTTCTAACTTAAATGGGTTAGATTTAATAGATTTAAAGCCAGCTATACGACTATATCACATAATTTTAGGTATAGAAGATAAATATGGTCTTACTTTTACTAAAAATGGCACAAATGATTTTTTCAGCACCTCTAATGATGAGTTTTATCAACTATATTTATGGTTGCATAGAGAAAAAGGGGATTTAGCAAGTCAAATAACAGAAAGTGTATTTCAAATAGACTTAGATGAGTATGCTTTTACAAATACAACACCTACAGGTCAACCAGACCCTAGAAGCAACAGTAATCAGGATTTAGTTACCTCTTTAACAGACCAAATAACAGAAACAGTAGAGGTTTATTATGAATACACAATTACTTTAACACCATCAGGAGCAGGTTTGTATTCTTTAGAAATGACAGACACACAAACAGGAGACATTATATCTCCGACCTCCAATGCTACTGATTTATCAGGTGATGGTGTGCAAATAAGTAGAACATTTGTTATAAGAAAAGATAGTGTTGATTTTGGCACACAAACATTTACACCTGTATTTAAAGTAAAAACAAAAGGAGGTATTACTTCTTTTGAAGTGAACTCTTTAGTAATAACTAAAACAACTAGAGAGGTTGATTTAGGTTCTGGTAGTGCTAGTGAAGTAGGGTATGATGCAAACTATACTTTTAATAGTGGGAATGATAACTTCCTGTCTACAGGATTAGATGTAGTAGACAATATGCCTAGAATGAAAGTTATAGATTTCTTGACATCTATATTTAAGATGTTTAATCTAACAGCATTTTATGATGATAGAAGGATGTTAGCAAACGGAACTACAAATGCTGATTTTGGTAAAATAAAAGTAATGACCTTAGATGATTTTTATTCTGAAGGAGTAAGTTACACAATAGATGAGTATTTATATACAGATAAGCATAGCATTAGTAAAGCAAATATATATTCTGAAATAGATTTTGTTTATCAACAACCTTCTACTTTTGCAATAATAAACAGCAATGAAATAACAAATGATGAGTTTGGTAATGAAAAGCTAACAAACAGAAGTGCAGATATAAATAATCCATTAGCATTTGACGGAGGTAAATATGATGTAAAATTAGGTTTTGAACATATTATGTTTGAAAGAATGACCAACCAACATGACGACACAACTAGAACAACAATTCAATGGGGTTGGATGGTAAATAAAGATGAGTTTCCAGTATTAGGTAAGCCTCTGGTTTTTTATTGCCATAAACACGATACAACATCATATCCTATTGTTTTATCTCAAACTCCTACTGTTAGTTTAAATCAATACATAAGACCAGCAAATACTTTAACAACAACACTAGGAACTAATTTACAAACAATACACTTTGGTGAAGAAGGTGATGAGTATTTTGCACAAGCAAACCCTGAAAGCTTATTCAAGAATTACTACTTTAATTACATAGTTCCGATATACAATGAAAAGTCAAGATTAAGCAAGTTTCAGGCTATTTTACCTATAGACATAGTAATAAAACTAAAGTTAAACGACAGATTTGTTTTATCAGGCAAAAGCTATAAGATTAACTCAATAAAGATGAATATTAATACAGGAAAAGCAGATTTAGAATTAATAAACGAAGTATAATGATAAGGGATATAATAGATTTATTAGGAGCAGCAGATTGGCATATAGATGATGAGGATATAAAGATAGCCAAAGGTAAATATTTAGCTCCTACTAATTGGAAAGAATTTAAAAACGCAATAAAACGAAATAAGTAATGGCAACTAATTCATCAGTAAAGAAAATAATAACTATTGAGGTTCAAGGTAATCAGGCTAAAGCATCTATTGATGGGGTTACCATGAGTACAAAACAACTTAATACAGAGCTTGAAAGGCTATCTAAGGTTGGAGGTAAAGCACCTGCAGGGGGAACTACAGGAGCTACTGGAGGTGCAACAGCAACAGTACTAGAGCTTGGTCGTACTATATCTGACTCGAATTATGGTATTAGAGGTATGGCAAACAACCTCTCTCAGTTAGTATCTAACTTAGTGTTTACCACTAGAGCAGCAGGAGGGTTGGCTGCAGGTCTGAAATCTATATGGTCTGCTATGATGGGTCCTTTAGGTTTAGTTTTAGCTGGTCAAGCAGTAATAGCAATGCTAGAAAGATTTAGCATGCAATCTGACAACACAAAAGATAGTGTTGATGCTTTAGAAAAAGAAGTTAAAGATTTAAATAAAACATTAAAAGATGAGATAAGAATATTACGACTATATGAAGATGCTATAATGGACACGAATACTACATTAGAGGAAAGGCTAGGTATTGTAAAAGGTTTGTCTGTTTTAGACAAGGATTTAGCAAAGCAATTAAGAAAAGCTAATGGAGATAGAGAAAAAGAGGCAAGAATACTTAAAGAAGTAATATTTCAAAAAGAGCTAGAATTAAAAATAGCTGAAAAAAAGGCACAAATAGATGAAATTCTAGCTAGAATACAACAAATAAGAAACAATGAAACATTTACTGAGGCACAAATAACTGGTTTAGTTGCAGACCAACAAAGTGACCTTAACAGAGTTTTTTCTCAGTACTTGTTATTGCTAAAAGATATAAATATAGAAGAGGAAAAAAGAACAACAAAAACACGAGATAAAAAAGGCAAACCTCCTGTTTTTGGAGATGCTATATTTGATGTTGATGCTTTAATGGAAGGTTATGATGAATCAAGGACGTTGGAGTTTGATTTAAGAAGGAGGTATTTAGATTCAAGAGCTTTATTTTATGATGAAGCTAGAATACAAG